TTACCTGATGTACAGGCTTTCGCCCGGGTAGATCAGGCTGTAGATTGACTTGCCATTGTTAGCAGCCAGCGTGTACATGCTAATGCCGTACTTGCTGGCAATGCTCCAGAAGCTATCACCATAGCAGACTGTGTAGTACGTGTGGCTTACCAGCGAAGTATATCCAGACGAACGCGAGCCATAGCTCTCCCCACCATTCACGCCCAAGGCAACATAACGATACCTGCCTGAGTAGCTGAGATAACGTGCCCAAACATATGTGCCACGGATATACACGTGATCATAAATCACGCTTTCACCGGGTGCATAGCTACCAACAGATGCATATCCAGTTCCGGCACCCGTGCGAATGTTTACCGTCGTGGACGGCTTGAAAACACCCGCTTGCGCATAGTCGGTATCACTGGCTGCATTCGATTTCGCTGGTTGACTTGGTGCCGGTGTTACAGGCACCGACGGAGTTGCTGGCTGCTTCGAGTATCCATTATCGGTCACACCAAGCAGATCAATGTTACCATCGAGGCCTTGCGACAGCCCAAATGCGCTCGTGTACTGCCAAATAGCTACCCCATCCATACTCGGAAAATAACCGTAGTCTGGTTTGGTAGTTGGTAGATAATCACGGTAAGCAGCAATCCAAAGGCTGTTAGGAAATTCTTTCAGAATACGCTGATAATCGACGTGTGCCAATGTATATGGCTTGTAACTGTAATACATTGGCGTGTAGCCTTCTGAACGAATGCGCCGCATGCCAGCTAAAATTGCATCCGTATTAGCTGCCATATTGCCAGAAGCACCATCTTCGTAATCCAAAGCAACGATGCTTCCCTTCGGCGTCTGTGCTTTGATACGAGGCATATAACGGTCAAGTGCTTCTAATCCCAACTGGCTACTTGCACCAACACCATACCAGATGTAGCTATGCACACGTTTTCCTGCCGCCTTGGCACTAGCAATTTGGCTATCATACGTCCACTGATCGATGTAAGTGCCACCGTAAGTGCCGCCAATCTGAGCTATGACGAACTTGTCTTGATCTGTTCCATATCGTCCACTTGCTCCCTGATACTTCGCCCAATCAGGTCCCTGATCACCCTTTGCTGCATTGACATGCGATGGCAAGGCAAAAGAAATAGCCGCCAAGAAGGCGACTACCAAGGTGATGAGTTTAGTTTTAAATTTCATGGTGCCCTCCTTATCGCTGTGGAGCAACAGATGCCGGAGCTGACTCCGCCGGTGCTGCAGAAGACGTCTCTGGAACCACTTCACTAGCAGCAGTTACCTGGTCAGCCTCTTTATCCGCTTGCAGTGCCTTAATCTGGTCCTCTAAGGACTTGATCTTAGCTGCCTTGGTGGTAATGAGTGCCGGGTAAGCTAACGCCTGTTGGCTGTCGCTGACGCCCTCTGTGGTTGGGTCAACGGCAACCCCCACAATGGTCAACAGTGCAAATACTGCATTGATCACTGCGGTGAGCTCCTTGCCCAAGTTGGCAAAATCCCAGTTGTAACCGAAAACCGCTGCCGCTGTTTGTACAACCAACAAAGCTGCCGGCACTAATGCCAGCCAGAATTTGACGCTTAATACTCGTACTTTCCAATTAATCTTCATAATGAACATTCCTTTCAGTTTTTAATCCGAAGTTGCAAAACTTTGTTATATAGCGCTTCGCCCGTTCCGTTACCGCCCAGTGCTTTGTAGCTGCGGAAAAGGTAATTAAGATCGTCCAAGTCGTCCGTGCTGATATACCCAACCTCGATATGATGGTTACACAGCATGTAAACCTCATGATGAAGCAAACCGACAAGGCCTGAATCAATTGCCTTTCCATGCTTTCGATGCATGCGCCATTGGCTTGCAAACCAACCAAACAAAGCTCCACCACCCAACTCCACAAACATATCTATCCAACTCTTGAAATCCACATCTTTATACTTCCTTCCACAAAAATAGCCGCTAGCTTTTGCTGGCGACATAGTCACTGCCTGTAATTTGTTTGTATTGGTCCTCCGTTATTTGCCGCCCCACGTACTGCTCTATCGGGCACCCCCAAGAATGGAGCATACTGCAAAATTCAAAGTCACTCATTTTTTCCACCATCCTCAATCTTTGTCACGCGGGCATACAATGCAGCGATCATCTGCTGTTCAGGTGTCGGTGTTGGCATTGCATCAGCCGGATAAAGATCAGTAACTCGCTGCTGATCGACAACAATTTTGCCGTCAACCAGCTTAGAAGCACCTGCGACAATCTTTTTGAGTTCATTCTCGTCTATATCAACCACATTATCGCTTGTGTAGTCGGTCCCCCATGCATAAATGAAGCCATCGGCTTGTGTATCAAGTCTTACTTTCATATCTACCACTCCTAATATTCATAAACGCCAACTAACACAACGCCACCTGCGGCACCGTCTGAATTCTTTGTGTTTCCATCAATATGATCAGCATAAGCATATACATACTTCGAACAATTGGCATTGCCATAGTTCATGATGCTTAGAATTCGTCCAGCGCCTGGGTACTTAAGCACACTCGTTTTTGAGATCTCCGTTTCGCGGATTCCTGTACCAGAAAACGTTCCGTTTGAGTATTCACCCCAGACTAGTTTCCAGCCATTCAGACAATCCGTAATCTTCTTTGAAGGGGTTACAGACTGAGCATTGCCAGACCAGCCAAGAAGCGAAACCCCTTGCCACAAAGTATTTGATACGTGATTCAGCTGATAGATTTTAAGCGCATCAAGGCTACTCGTGATCCATTTGAGCGGATCGCTTGCTGTTTCTTGATAATTGCTTCCCAGAGTTAGCATGCCCAGTGACATTTGCGTACTAGCCATCAGTGTTCCCTTGTTGTAGATATTGCTAAGAAAACCGAACTGGTCCATGACCACATGTGTGATATGAGTATTGTCAGTATCAGAATACGTATCAGTAACAATTGAGCCATCTGCTATTGTCGTTGTGCCATGAACAGAAAAATCGGCTGTGCCATCGGGCTTTATACCTTTAAAAGAGGAAATGAACTTGGAACCGGTAAATGTAACCCCGTTGAAAGTCATACCGTTGAAGGTTTCAGCAGAAAGAATCTTTGCGTCAATCTTATAAGGATTCCAAGCAGAACCATCATAAGTGTAATAGCCCGTTACAACGCCACTACTATCAGTTAACCAATGCATATCCCCTTTTTTAGGACCAGATGGATATGCAGCACCAACAGTAATGACCGGTACATTATCGCTCCCGTCTTTGCCGTCTCGACCATCAGTCCCCTTGAACAGTGCCCACGAGTATTTAGTCGGGTCCGTGCTATCTGCTTGGGTCTGGTCAACATATTGGCCGAAATAAGACTTACCATTGCCATCTGTGGTTGAAAAGCCTTGTTTCCCATCAATGCTGTTAGCATAGGCTGTATGAAAGTAGCTAGTTTTGCCATCAGCGCCCTTAGGGCCCGGGATACCAACACCAGTATCGCCTTTTGGCCCAGTAGCACCGGCTTGTGCGACTGAATAACCGACTTCATTCGTTCCATCAGTATAGAGCCACGTTGTCCGTGTCCACATGAATTGTCCAGGAGCAATGCTTGGAATGTTTGCTGACCAGCCTGTGCTTGGCTTAGTGATTCCACTTGACGAAACAGCATACTCAATCACAGTTGACTTGACACCTACTCCGTCTTTACCAGCAATACCATCTTTACCTGAGTTACCATCTTTGGCATTGTAGCTGACAGTGTAACCAGCCTCGCCGGTGTTATCTGTAAGTCTGTGTCCACAGATACTGTCCCTTGATTAACATGGGAACTTGTGCAGTCCAACCAGTAGCAGGCGCTGTGGTGCCAGAAGTACTCTGCGCATACATAATCTGCGTGGACTTAATGCCCACACCGTCTTTACCTGCTACACCATCTTTACCTGTGTCACCCTTTGGTCCCTGCACTAGTTGCCAATTATAAACAGCTGGATTCGTGCTATCGGCTTGCGTGAAGTCTGTATAACTACCAATGTATTTTCTAGAGCCCGGAGTATCTAGCGAAAAGTTAGTTGTACCGTCACCGCTATCGGCATAGGCAATATGGAAGTACGATGTCTTGCCATCGGCACCTGCTTTACCCGGCACCCCATCTTTACCATCCGCGCCGTCCGCACCTTTGATCAGCGACCAATTATAGTCGCTTGGATTCGTACTATCGCCAGATGAAAAGTCACTGTAAAAGCCAATATACTTGCGATTAGAATCAGTAGTTGAGAAGTCGGCATGGCCGTCTTGACTATTTGCGTAAGCAAAGTGAGCGTAGGCGGTACGACCATCAGCACCCTTGGCACCGGGCAAACCTTGAGGCCCTTTGGGTCCCACGTCACCATCAGCCCCCTTAAAAAGCGCCCAATTGTAATCACTCGGATTGGTGCTGTCGGCCTGTGTGAAGTCGCTGTACGTGCCAATATACTTTTTGCCATCACCACCGGATACCGTGAACCCACTTTGACCGCTTACATCATTCGCCCAAGCGGTGTGAAAATAGCTTGTACGGCCATCAGCGCCCTTGGCACCCGGAACACCATCTTTACCATCAGCACCCTGAATCAACGCCCACTTGCCAGCATAATCTGCCGGATTGTCACTTGGCACGGATGACTTGTTGCTGTAGACCACTGCCATATATTTCTTGTTGGCTGGGAATGCCGACATGTTAGTGCCCTTGTCGTCATCGGCATAACGAAGCCAAGGGTAATATTGAACCGTTTTCGGTATATTTTTAATTTGGTCAGCTAGTTCTCGATAAGCCGGATCAACTTGGCCAGCTTGAATCAGATAGTCTCCAAGCGTTGCCGTCCCTGATTCATTTGAGTATGAATAGGTAAGCTCTAGGACTCTCGCAGAAAGAAAAAGCTGTTCATCTTCATCAACCAGATAAACAGTGTCACCTATATTGACAGTATCAGGCAGCTTGGCAATGTCGACCTCGTAATTGACTGCTGGATGATTGAACTTCTCCAAGTCAGATAGAACCGATTGTAGAAGCGTTGCTTGAGTAGCGGCTTCATAGGTTTTGTTGCGAGTGATATGAGCGTCAACAGGATTGGTATTAGTGTTAGATAGCAAGCGGCTCCAAGTTCTAAGCGCTACTGGGTCTCTTAATACGCCATCACCGCCTAATACGTAACGGCCGTTGGGATCGGTCCAGCGGTAGCCCTTGAGTGTGATAGGATCGTTACTACCCTCTGGTGTACCTCCGGTACCAGCAATAGCAGTACATAAGTCAGCAATATCACTAGTCGTGACAATCTTATTAAGATCAGTGTCTACACGCAGATAAATGCCCTTGTTGCCGCCAATGTGTTTCCTAATATCAATATACTTTCCGATGACGGACAAGCCTCTGACTTCAAACCGGAAGCTTAGCTCTACACCGAACTGCGTGGCAACTGACAGAATTCTGGTAAGAATAGATGAATCGTCTGAATCCCAGTTCAAAGTACGTGTTAAATCTGGAATCTCGTTGTAGCCGATCACAAATCCCGAATCACCCGCAAAAAGTTCAATATACTGAGCGATTGTCATTGCGCTTGAGGCCGCATAAGCACCAACGGTGCCATTAATTAAATCAATGCTGGCGTCCTCTGCCACAAACGTATTTGTGCCTGCTAGTGGATCATGCTCGGAACTCAGAATGGTTGTCCAAACTGATTCACCAGCACGGCCCTTGAACAAAACAAAATTACCCACCTTAGCCATTTCTTTGACCTGAGCCGACTGATCTGGAGAAAAATGCAGCGTTGCACTGTAGGAGCGGTAGCCACCTTCAACTGACTGATAGTCACCTTCTTGACCGCCAATATCATCAATAGCAATCACTGAACTAGACGCAAGCTCATCAGTTGACGCAATGCCAAGCTGATTGTACTTTCTGTCGGTAAAATAAAAATCAGCCATTACAAAAACGCCTCCTTAAATGCTACTTCTACTTCATATGGCTGTGCCCAAGAAGAACGCTGAGTCAAAATCTGTGTGTCACCCGGAAGCAACCTGAATTTTTTCCAGTCATTATCGATGAGTTGAAGATCAGCATTAATCACACCATTAACCAGTATTTGACGGTTAGCAACATCAATCGTTGCAACGTCTCCAGCGCTAAAGCGATTACTAAGATCAGTCCAATAATCAACGTTAAGCCATTCAATATCCATGTCATAAACGCCCATATCGGGATATGGATAGTTTTCAAATCGCTGAAACCAAAGCGTCGCTCCCGTGATTGGAAGCGACGCTTCTTCTGATGTCAACATGATTGGCGGCATTATCAGCGGTGGATTTCTGGTAACCACTTCAGATGGTTTAATACCGCCTTGAACAATACCAGCAAGCTGCAGATTGAGCGTATTACCAAGCTTGGTCAACTTAGCCTCATAATAACGGCCATTGCTGAAAACACTGCGGTTAAGAGTCTGCTGGAAAACCAGCGTTGATCCCGCAAACACTTGAACATCGACATCATCTTTACCGGCATAGTTTGCTCTGATAATCACCTGATAGGCCACGCCCGTATCATTATCAAGCGTCATTTCAATAGCACCTAAGGCATTCACACTTGAATTAAACTTGTAGCGCCATTTGGCCAGAAAGCTACCGGTATTGCTGCCATTAGATGCATTTGTTGTCTTAAGATGCAGGGAAGGGCCTTCCCAATAGTGCGAATTGGTTGGCAAGAAGACAGGCTCAACTGCGGAACCATCGTCATCGGCATACTTAACCGAGCCTTCCATGACATTCTTTTGTGCCGCGATATAGTAGTAATGGCTATTAGTTTGGCCAGTGTTATAAGCAGCACCAGCTGGCTCTTTATCGAAGCCTTCATATCGAGCAACTTCTGAGCGCTGCCGTTCAACACCATCGGCTTCTTCTGGATTGCCAAACTGTAAAACACCACCTTGGCTATTGATTAAAGCAATCAAGCCGTTATCCGCATGCATAGTTGCCGTAATAACTGGCTCAACAGGATAAGTTCCACCATTGTGTACCGTGATGGTGTTGGTATAGTATTCAGGATCCGCTGGGTTAGGCGACCATGGAGAAGCAGTGGGTTCTTGTTCTAGCTTAATATTATCAATACAAACCCATCCCGGACTTGCCGATGTTTTGACAAATCCAAAGCGCAATATGATTACAGTGACGTCTCTGTCCGCCGTCCACGTTTTTACAAAGCGATGCCACGTTGTCTGACCTCCCGAAGCATCCCGTGCGTCATGCCCCATTGACAATTCAGTAAGCACTGGATTTGATTCATTTGTCAGCACATAGTCAGACGCTAGCCCAACTGCTGATCCTGCAACGGCATAGTAGTAGCTGTATGTCCATGTTTCGCCTTTCTTAATGGCAACTGGTTCAGCCAATGGATATTGCGCATACTGATCTGGAGCGATTGATGAATCATGGCTGTCATTTTCGATTCTAAGCATATAAGTTCCAAATGGCGTTGGAAAAGAAGGAACTTGTCCGACAACTAGAAACAATCTGTCTGCGTCTTTACCATCACCCCAAACATGGTTTGCTGGGGTTTGTCCTGATTCAAAGCCGGAATCTGTCAGCATGTTCACTGGCGTGTCCTTGTATGGCGTGTTGTCAGCCGTCTGCGTGGCTACCGAGTGTGCAATGCCATCGGGAACAAACAAAGTAAATGAGGAAGTGATCGCATTCCGGCCTTTAGGAACATCGTCAATATCCGATAAGGTCGCAAGCCAATATTTTGATGGGTCATCATTGAAAGAAACCTGATGGTTCTCACCGTGAAGTATGTCATTGAGCTTATAGAATGCTTGCCGGAACGAAAGATTGTCCGCTGCTGCAAGCCTGTAGCCAACAACAATCTCACGAGAAGGGTTACGAACATACTGGATAAACTCGCCATCTGAATTGCCAATCGTTTGTTTTTCGATTGACTGGCTGAGTAGTTCTCGGCCACTGACTTGCAGGGTGCTATAACCCGGAATCAAGTCTTCAATGTACTGGCCATCTATTAGCATCGCCTCCGCTGGGCGCTGATTATCATCAGAACCCGTGAAGGGCGTTGTTTCTCTGAAATCATACAAAATTAAAATAGCCCCTTTCGTCGATTGCTCATTCGTGTCATGCGACTGAGCTCTGTTTGCATTGGGTTTGCGGTTGCACGAGCAACCTCTCGGCCGTCAATGTACAGAGGAACCTCAATCGTTTGCTTGCGAGTGTAGTTGACATCAAGATTTGAAGACAAGGTTGCACCCTGTACACTGTTATTGAGCGACTGCAATGATGCGTCAAAGGGAGAAGTATTCACTGCCGGCATCGTAACTGCAGCACTATCAGCAATAGCTTGTGCCATGCTCGAAACGTTCTTTTGGACATTTGAGAACTTGTCAGTAAGCCCTGCATTCAAGCCGTTCATGATGGCGTTACCGGCAGGTATGAGCAGCTTGGCATCGTAACTGATTGGGCCTTTATGCTTGCGAATCCAAGAAGCAATTCCGCCAACAAAATCGGTGATCTTCCCCCAAACTGCTTTGAGGCCATTGAAGAAGCTATCCATGATGGCGCGTCCAGCGTCAGCCAGGCTAAAATTACGAAGTGCATTGAATGCTCCTTTGATGCCATTAACTATTCCACTTACCATGCCAGTAAAACCAGACCATACAGCCTTAGCACCATTAAAAATACTAGTAGCAGCTCCAATCACAATAGACTTTATATTGTTCCAAGCTGATGAAAAAAATGATGTAATGCTGTTCCACAATCCGGAAAAGAATCCGGGAAGTGCGTTCCAAATTCCCTCGGCTGTGCTGACTGTTCCGCTCCATAGTCCTGATAAGAATGAAACAACACTGTTCCATACGCCCTCAGTGGTAGACACAATACCGCTCCATAATCCGCTGAAAAATGACGAAAGCGCACTCCAAATAGCGGAAGCGGCAGATACTGCGCCATTCCAAAGCCCCTCTAAAGCTGAAACCAAAGTATTCCAAACAGTCATTGCATAAGTTTGAATAAGGCTCCAAATACCGGAGAAATACGTAACAAGACCATTCCAGATCTGTCCAGCGGCGGAAACAATGCTGTTCCAGATAAGCTGAAGATCAGCACTTAACTGTGTCCAATTTCCAGTAAGCAAATCAATGACAATAAGAATGGGGCCCATAATAACTGCTTTAAGCATGTTCCAAACACCGGTAGCAACTTGGACAATCCCATTCCAAATTGTCGTCAGAGAACCGCCAAAGGTTGACCATACAGCAGTGGCTACTGCAACTATTCCATTCCAAAGAGTCGTGAAGAATGTGGATAGCGCGTTCCAAACTGCCGTTGCTGCGGTAACAGCACCTTGCCAGATAGCTGAGAGAGTGGTTGTGAATGCTGTCCAAGCAGCTGATGCCGTGGTCGTAATCCCAGTCCATAGATTGCTGAAGAAACCTGTAATGCCGCTCCAAGCTGTCTGAATGCCGCTAATTGCAGATGTAAACGCACCCGATATAGCATTCCAAACAGTTTGCGCAACTCCTACAAGTCCTTGCCAAGCTCCTTGTAACCACGAAACAAATCCCGACCAAAGTTTTTGACCAGTTTTTGTTTGAGTGAAAAAATACACCAGACCAGCAACCACTGCTGCAATCCCAGCAATCAAAAGTACCCACGGATTCATGCCTAAGATCAATCCAAACGCTTTCCATACACCACCAGCCGTTTTTACGATAGTTCCGAAGTTAGTGATAACGGATATAACGCCTCTAATAGGGCCGATCATTTTAGAAAAAACACCGAGAACGCTTGAAAATCCGCCGATGGCTAATCCCATTACTTTGAATGCCCCGACAGCTCCAAGGATCGCCGCAGCAAATGATTTAACGATGTCGTTGGCAAACGCTGCTTTAACAATAGCTGCGATTGGCTTCAAAACAGCCACCAGTCCGATTAGAGCGCCCTTAACACCGTTAAAAATTGCTTTCCACGGTAAATTAGCAATAAAGTTTCCAACAGTAGTCATCGCTTCCATTGCTGCTACTCCGAAATCTGTAACAGCTTGTTTGATTACGTTAAATATTCCTGAAATTTGCCCATTACCGAATGCCGAATTAAAAGCATCTCCGACCTTTTGAGCAATACTAATTAGATTGACAAATGCAACATTGACTAAGCTACCAACTAGGCTCCAAATGGTTTGTAAAACGGACCCTACTCCTTGGAGAACGGAACTGAGCCCGCTCATCGAGTCGCCCTTCCCCAAACTGCTTAGTTGTGTCTTGATGTTCAAAATCAATGCCGAAAATGGAGAAAAAAAGTTGCCGATTGATGCTATAACAGAATCAAAATTAATGGCGCTAATTTTTTCAATGATTCTGCTAATAGCTCCGACAGCGACTTTAGACATCGCCTGCCAAGCAGGCTGAAGCTTGTTTGCCAGTGTTTCCTGAAGGCCGTCCATTGCCTCACCGACTGTCTTGTAACTTGTGGCCATCTTCTGGAAAGCCTTGCTGTTTCCTGCCTTTTCGATGCCATCAAAGAACTGCTGCGTGCTTACGTTGCCGTTTTGAACATTCTGAACCAGTTCTTTGGTGCTCATGCCCATTGCTTTAGCAACGGCTGCCATGCCTGCTGGAGTCTGTTCAAGCATTAGACGGAAATCAGCCCACTGCACCATTGGCTTAGCAGCCATTTGTGTGCCTTGTTCCATCAATGTCTTCATGGCTTGCTTGGGATTATCAGTGGCAGCAGCTAGGCCACCCATACCTTTAACAAGGCGGCCGACTCCTTTTACACCTACTGATGCAAATTGTGCATAGGCAGAAGCCATGTCAGATGAACTGTAAATGGTCTCCTGAGCATATGATTGCAACGACTTTTCAATTGAGGAAATCTGTGCAGGCGTCTTACCCAGAAACTTCATATTACTCTCAAACGTCTGCCAAGCTTTGCTTGATTCGTCTAGTTCTCCCACCATGTTTCTCACACCATCGCCAATAGCCCCTACCACTTTGGTAAGTCCTATAGCTCCAGCAATTTTGCTCACGGTTGATACAAAATTTCCCGCTGGCTTTGTCGACTTTTCAAAGCTATCACCGACCTTTGACGCAGAACTCGCGATATTCTTAAAAGTCCCCGAAAAGTTGCGGTCAACGGCGGATAAAATTGCTTCAACACTAAAACTGTCAGCCATGCGCTCCCTCCTTTCTTTCAGATAACGGAATGATTTTGCCTTCGCGCTTCAAACGCTGAAATTCGGCCATCCGTTTTGCAAACACTTGAGCTCTAGTATATTTGAGCTCGGTTGTGCTCATCTGTGACACTTCATAATTGGGCTCATAATTTGATCGCACGTTATCAATAGCTGCTTTCTTATCAAAGAAATCGTCAAAGGTCTGATACTTTGGCTTAGGAGTCTTGCTCCCGGTTGTTGCCTGCACTTGCTGGTTCATCCATGCTTGCTGTGCAATTTCGTTCTGTCTGTCGACTTGCTTAAGCTGATAAGCTTCCATGCGCAGTTCGTATTCAACAAGCGTCATGCGTTCGATTTTCCGAATATCAGAAAAGCCTAGATAGGCAAAAGCGTTTAATAAGATTTCGTGATACGTTTCTTCACTACTCTTTTGAACGCTTTCGTCCTCATCTAGGCCTTCATGTTTTTTGCTACTGCTTTTACTGCGTTAGCACTGTTCATTTCATTTGCAACTTGCTTAAATAGAGAGTCTAAGTCTGAATTGCTGTCAATAAAGTCATCGACTTCATTAGCTGACGGACGTTTCTTAGATGTCACGGTAGCTGAATAAATGGTGTCTGCTAAAACAGCAGCATCGTATGCATTCAGACCAGCTAGTGCCTTTGCAACACCCATGCCAAAGTTAATGCCATGCATGACGGCACCCATATTCTTATCCATTTCGCGAACAAAGCGGACACCAAAGTTGAGTTCGTATTCTTTACCGTTAATGGTTAATTGCATGATTTAAAATCCTTTCTTTTAAGCCGCCCGGGTTTCACCCGTACTGTGACTTTCTTGGGCGACTGATTGACACGGTTACTGGGCGCTGATATTCGCCCCATCAGATGTAGGGCCAACGCTAACCCCACTTGGGGCCGCTATTTTGACGTGGTTGTGGTGGTTGTTGTTTCGCCTGAAACGCTCGTACCTGGATCTTTATCAGAATCCCACTGGACACCACCACCGGTCTTGTCAGTATCAGTGACCTTGCCAACCCCAAGGAATACGTAATCGACCTGTTCCTGAGTTTCGTCATCGAGAGTTGTCCATCCGCGTTTAGGCGTGCCATTAACTGAGAATGTGACATCGCGAGTAGAGTGATCATCAGGATCATTGTCGCTGCTATCTTCTTGCACCGTTACCTGCATATACCATGCAAGATACTTACCTTCAGCGTTCTTGCGTTTGCGGTAGAGAATCCAAAAGTCGAGCAATTCACCGTCAAACAATGAGTCGTACATTACGTCTGCAATTGCGGCTGTGTTATTCAGGAACTCGACTTCAAGATCGGTACTTGCCGAGCTTCTTGTTGCTACATTGCCGTCCTTGGTAACAGTGGAATCACTGTCAACAGACGGGTCAAAGGACAGCGAAGTCTGCCAAGGGATAATTTGGCCGCTAACCGTTGCTTGATCGCTATGTTTGCGAGCCAAGGCAACAACGTCCATGCCTTCTAGCACTTTTAATTCATTTGCCATATTATGGCCTCCTATAAAATATTGAGATTGAGTATCAGCGTGGCTCGGTTGAGAACCGTGTCAGGGACACTCTGGTCTTGTGTAAACTCTTTTGACTGGTCTTCTACACGTCCATAGAATCGGTAATCATCAGTTAGCACTTGCCCAATCGCGGCACTAAAAAAGCGCTCCGCCATATCAGATACGGTGAAACGCTGTTTTTTGTCGCCCCAGATGTCGATTGTGATTAGCACATTGCCATTGAGCGACGTCTTTGTTGCGGTAGGAACAACTTGAATATCCCCAACAATGACGAAGGGATAAGGGGCGTTCTCCTGCTGCATGGGCAAATGGTCGTAGGTCTTGTACCCAGATGATTGCGAGAAAGAATAGAAGTAGTCGTATAGTTCTTGCTCTGGTGATGTGATTTGAATCACCTACTTTGCTGCTTGTTTAAGCTGATTAATAAACTGCACTTTCTGATAAAGGAACGCAGGCTTCAATACAGGACGTGCCCGCATGAAACGGGTCCCGTTTTCGGTGTATGGGTTGTATTCCATTGACATGCCAACTATGCCCGTTAGACCGCCATCTTCAAGCGATAACTTGATACCACGCTTTGTAGCACCAGTAGGATGAGCATACACAGTGCCCGTCATTTGCTGAGAACGAGTCTGGAGCTGTGCTGTCTGCTGTTTGACGATTTGTTTGACAACGTCCATCTTCGCTCGCTTCAGCAGACCAGCAACCAATTTGTCCATGCCTTTTATCTGCATGTTATAGCTAATGCCAGCTTTGCTCATTTCGTCTCACCCACAATCAAAGTAGCGTTTTGAAGTGGGACACGGTCAGTATTGAGGGCATAATGAGTCGCTTCATCGTCAATCGTTAAATAGCTCCAATTGACGGTGACTGGCTCAACTAATCGGATCACCTTTGCCTTTTGAGCGTAGTTTCCGAATAGCTGAACGCTCTTGTCTGTTCCCATGTCGGTGACACTGGCAACTGCAGTTGCCACCTTTTTCACATCACCGTATTGATGTGTTTGCGGATCATATTCTTCATCATCAAGCCAGAATGTAACCTCATGATCTAACCGCATATGATCACCTCTTTGGATAGCCAGAAATGAAGCTGACGGTGCCAAGAGACTTAGCATTCTTCCCGTTGGCTTCTTTCCAGTCATTGATGTCGTCAGCAAAATCATCGAAGTCATTAGACTTAAACGTGAACGACTGTCCTTCTTGCTCGTATGACGTCATTCCTTCGTTCTTACGCCTGTTGTAGCGTCTGACGCATACTTCTAGGGCAATGTAGGCCAACTCACTAGGGAAGGCCTCATCCGTTCGCAAACCGAGCTTAAATCGTAAGGCTTGTGTGGTATTTTTGATGATGAGATTAAGCACACCATCTTGTGCGTCAGTTTTGATTTCCATCATCGTCTTCAAATCCGCAAGTTTTATTGGATCGCTTTCTGCCATCACTTCACCGCCTTTATTGCTTGAACGTACTTGTATGAGCACTTCAACTTATCAACGAAGCTAAGGTCATCACCAAACGGGACTCGATCGGTGTACTTGCCTTTAAAGAAAAGATCATGCATATCACCGGTAACACCAGCATTGTGCATGATCTTGGTTTCTTTCCACCGCTTGACTGGATCGGTAGCCCAACAAAAATCGAGCTCATCACTGATGACGGGCCCAATATTGAAATACATCATATTCCAGAGTTGCGCCCACATTTCAGCGGTCCATTTTTGGATATTACTATCGACTATCTGAAAGTAGTGCCACAGACGATTGCTATCTGCATATACCTTGTGCCAGTATTCTGCGGTTGGGTGATTGATGATCCACTGAGCACCGCCTGAGTTGTGGTTGATTGTCTCAAGTGAAGCTAACGTAACTCCGACAATATCAGCCATGCGAGTAAGGACTTGTTCACCATTCTTGCACCGCTTGATATAGTTTAAATTTAAATATCCATTTGTATCACTGCACAGCCACCGATCTGGGCGTGCTTTGAGCTTACGAAAATCAGGTCGCTTACGGAAAATGACATCACTGTCAAAGTAGAAGTATTCTTCGTTTTCACGAGACTTATCTTCAGCCAAATATTGCCACCACAGCCAAGGCTTGACCGATGGGATATAGCTCTGGTCGCTCCGTAAGTCATTATAGGTATGCACCTCAACGCCATATTTGTCGGTCAGCCGCTGCGGAATGAAATCATCGTGTCGTGTAAACAGTAGCACAACATCGCGCAAGTCGAATCCGATACTTCTCAAATTGGTTAGGCAGACTTCTAGCTCCCATTCAAAACGCTTGATAGCGGGCTGGCACAAGATTAGTTTCATGGGCTAACCCTCTGATTTTGCCGTAGTAGTCGTGGTAGTCGTTGGAGGCGCTTCGGTAGTTGTTGTGGTTGTCGTTGGCGCTACTGTCGTTGTAGTAGTCGTAGTAGTTGTGGTGGTAGTTGGCTTTACCGTAGTAGTTGTGGTGGTAGTTGGCTTGACAGTAGTCGTAGTAGTTGTTGGCACAGCAAATTCCGGAACATCAGTCTTGTCAGACTCGCGATTATCGTCAGCAAAAGATACTTGGTAATCCCCCTTTGCAACTTTTGTTCCTGCTCCAAGCCCAGTCAAGGAAACAGACATGGACCCGACATCACCAGAAGCGATCTTTGTTCCATCCTTCTTATAAAGGTTCAGTCGTTCCTTACTTCGATCTTCTCCCATAGTGTTCTCCTCTCAGCCGCCCCGCATGATCGCGGTACTGTGGTTTTCTTAGGCGACCATTAACTGGCTATTTAGCTGTAATGAGTGCCCCATCGCTAGTTGGGGTTGCACTAACCCCGGATGGGGCTGTTATTTTGACGTGGTTGTGGTGGTTGTGGTAGGAACGAGCACTTTGGCTTGCAAGACGTTCTCAGCTTCTGGGAAGCTAGGAAGTGCAGTGGCTGCTGCCTTTTCCCACGTTGCGATTGGATCTTGCGTTGTCTCATAAACGGTGGCGAACACATTGCCAACAATGTCCTGTTGAACACCCGGAGTTGCGATCAGCCGGGACTCTTCAGGGGTAGGACCATAAACGGTTTGCCCGAGCTGGTCATCACCAAATGCTACCAATGTGTCTTCTGGGAAGTACCGTTCAACGGTATAGATACCGTTAGCTCCCTGCTTGCGGTACTTGGCATCATACGTAACAATGGTTGGCAAGCCGAACGACTGCATAACTGCATTGAGACTGCCAACACTAGGTAATAGGCCTGCTGTCTTGAAGTAGTCAGCAAATGCCTTGCTCCGAATCAGGGCAGTCTGTACCTTGGAAGAAGTCAGGATACGTGTTGGCACGTAGTCGAGTAGTGCAAACCAGTCTTGCAAGTCCTTAATCGGATCAGCGCCATCAGCATCCCAAGAAGTAGTTGCGGCAACTTGGTGTTCTTCTGGGACATGGTAATCAACATTGAAGTTGAGATTGTTCTCATTAATGGTGATCTTCCCAGTTGCCAAAGCCTCCATGCGCATCTTTTCAACACGTGCATAAACGCCTTGAACCAAAACATCCAAATCGTTGTACACAAGGCTGGTCAGGTAGCTCTGTTCAGCCGGCGTGCGCGGATTGCGTAATGCGATAAGGTCCTTTTCCTTAATCTGCATCTTGCGTTTGATGTAGCCAAGTTCAGCGGCCTGAACGCTCGCTTCACGACTGCCAATCTCAGCTTCCGTATCGAATGCAGAAATAGATGCCACGATAGGCGTCTTAGACCCACCACGAAGAAATTCAAAATCCAATTGATTAATTTTGGTTGATGGGAACAAGGTGTCCCCAAGTAATTGCGGATACTGGCGGTTTTGAACGTAATCAAGAACCGTCTTTTGATTAAACAAGTCTAAAATAGCTGGCATAAGTTAATCCTCCTTAGTCAGAAACATGGCTGAATTTAATTTCTTTCAGCGCAGTGATGGCAGCAGCTGACGGCTTGACTGGCAAGCGGGCTGCATTCACATATCCTTCAACGATGACGCCTACCGGTTGAGAACCCTCACTGACGTCAACATCATTGATGGTCACACCAATTGCCGTTGCATCGTTCTTTGGATAGATAGAACCTGCTGGCAATACACCATTTACGACACCAGTGGTCGAACTATCAGCTTGGTGTGTGAACGAAACGAATTTATCGCTATCCAAGAAGTTGATCTCAGATGCGGTTACCTTTTTACCTGCGTACATAAAAGTACCTCCTTATTTTTGTTTCCATGGGTCGTTAACAACTTGGCTCTGCTGATTCCGTTGTTTAGCAAATGCCGCGCCCGGAGTCTCTACCTTTGAACCATGCGTTTTGGGCGTGCTGCCCTTAAGCAACTCTTGGCGAACACCTTCAGCCACTGCCTGATCATGCGCAATGAGCCACTTTACATTCGCCTTAGTAGATTCTGCCTCTGGCGTTACAACGTGCTGCAAATCTTCCTCAGTGACTGTCATCTTGGCTTCCTCAAACATCGATCGAGCCTGTTTGCCCATTTCGTAGGTGGCAAGCTGTGACTTGAGTTCATCTCGCTCTTTTTTAGCCTTTTCTAGCTCATAATCCTTCTTCTGGTCGGCATTCATCTTGGCCAGCTTTGCAGCCTCGTCAACAGCAGCTTGCTTCTCCTTCTCGGCACGAGCAAGACGCTTCTTGACGATTTCATTGACCTGTTCATCGGTGTAGGTATGCTGATCAGAGCTTTCATTAGAACTATCTTGGTCATTTTCCGAGTCTTGAATGTTGGTGTCATTTTCACTTTGAGATTCGCCGTTTTGCTGGTTCTCTTGACTACCGTCAGCACCAGTATCTTCAGCGAAAAATTGCAAATTCATCGGCATTAAAATCTTTGGAATCATGTTCAGAACTCCTTCCACAGCTTTTTAGACGGATCAGGCTTGCGTCTTAATTTACCGGAGCTTTTAGAGTCGATCACGCTTGGACTTGATGGTATAAAAATAGCCACTAGCTGCGGCTTAGAAATTATTTAGCTTCATCACCCGGTGCATATGCCGCAATGGAGCATCGGCAGTTGGGGTGAACTGGAATATCTGGCACATCGTCTACACGATAAATGCCTCTACCAGTTCTACCACCTTCTGAAATCTCCTTACACACATCACACGCGCTTGGTTCAGCCACCCATTTGCAATAGTCATAGCCAAACTTATTGAAGCTATCTAATTGCGCCTGTGTTTGAATTCGAGCTGACTCAGTACGTGCAATTCGTTCTGTCACATAGCGGTGATTGTTAACCGTTTCTGCCACTTGACCGCGTAACTTACGAGCAATCTTTAGTGGGCTCTGTCCTTGAATGGTGGCGGCAGTCAATAGCTCGTCCAGTTCGGCCTTTAGAATGTCTTGATTGATCCAGATGCGCTGTGAGAAGGTGTAATCTCCCTCTCGTTTGGAGAGCAACTTGGCTAAATCAGTGTAGCCGCCCATAGATACCGTCTCTCCAAGTATTCCGACTTGCCGTTTGATCTCGGATTGATAATCCTTGCTCAGCTTGGAAACAAGATCAGCGTTCACTTTCATGTGTGCATCAAGCATTTCTTGACCAATCTCACTCTTGAGCATTTCTAAACGGTTAATACGCATGGTAGCGTTGTATAGCTTGAGACGATCATTGACATCCTTGCTAAAGTCGGAATATTTGAGCGGTTCACCGTTGTACATCTTTCTAGCATCATCAACGATCCGCTTGGCTTCGACTTGATAAGCTTTAATATCGGTGGCCATCACTGCTTGACGCGCACCGGCCATACTGTCGTTGCTATATGCGGCATACTTGGCAAACTCTGAATTAATATCCTTTTGAATGTTGGTTAAAGCTTTGTCAAAATATTCCTGAATTCGGACATTGAACGCCTCGTCATTCTTAAGGTTCTCGACAATCCATTTCCGTTCAGCGGCCGTTCGCTTATTCCAGTAGGCAGAATTACTCGCTATCTGTTGTTGAGTCGTTGTTGTCATCATTGCCACCACCATTCAGCAATTTCTGGAAGTCCGGGCTTGACGGACTGTTAGCAGCAGCGTCTTTTGCTTTCTGGGCGGTCTCATCAGCGATGCGTTTCATTTCGGCCTTGGGATCATCGACAAATGATAAGGTGCTAAGCATAGTCGGATCTGATACGAGGCCTTTTAGTTTAGAAGCCGCGTCCGCTTCGTCGGTAATGTTCTCCGGAAGATTTCGCGTGAATGCGAAGTTAAGCTTTTGCCAGTCATCAGATTTACTTTCTGGAAGGATTGTCCCAACACTGAATGCGATCTTGTAAAGCTCCCGGAGTGACTGAGTAAACTTACGGTCCTGATTGGCCGCTAGATTGCGCATTGGTAGCAATTTGTATTGCAATGCAACGCCAGAACTATTGCCGCTGAATGCTTCATCGTTCAAGTTTGCAACCATGCTGATCTGATAGATCATGCTGATGAGGCGATCAATGAGGTGCTCTTGAATGGCATCGCCATCAGGTTTGGTCAGAAATTCAGCTACGCCTTGAGCAGAATCGGCGTCTGGAGCATAGATAATCTGGTTGCCATTAAGATCGAGTTTGGGGTTGCCGTCATCGTCCTCATCGAGTTTCAGGCCTTTGAGAACCAAGTACGCATTGTCAAAATACTCATTCTGGTTCGCCTTCTGGCTTAGTACCTTGTCTAGTGCATCAATTAGCGTCTCAACGTTCTCAAAGATTCCTTGACGTTCGGTGTTCATGAAGAACTCAACAGCTGGCACTTCGTTAAATGGGTTAAATCCGTCTGTCCCTTCAAAGCGAACCATATCAAGGCCGTATATTCCGTCTTTCATATACACCTTGCCAGTTAAATTGTTGTTATCATCATGCCAATACATGACAAACGCAACGGCTTTATGTGCTACCGTGTCATCATAGATGAGGAATGAATTGATAGGCGAGCTGTACGCAATACACGTCTTGCTGTCTTCGTCTTGGTACAAAAAAGCAAGCGCCCGTCCGTAAATGGATGCTTGCTTGCTGATCTCGCTTAATTTGTCCTGAACGCTGTTCGTGTCGTTCCACTCTTGCAGCACAGTATTGTCCTGTGTGTTGTCGAGCGTGATCTTCGGTGGAATGCCAATGTAAAACCCGTTGTAGGTATCCACGATATAGTGAGCCAAGTTGCCAACAAGACGGTTGTCTGGCCCATGGTCCTTTTTCGCATCATCAATAATCTGGTGCTGACCGAGGTACATTTTCTTTTCTGGAAGGTACTTGTTTTTAGCTAGATCATCATTGGCGGTAATAAACGCATTGATGTCATCGCCAGTTAGCTCTTCATCAGTCGGGAAAATAAACACATCTCCGTCTGTGATTGAGCCTTTCCCTTGAACTGTTAATATGATGGCCACCTCCTTAGAAGTATTTGCTTGTGTTCTTGAACGTATGAGCTGCATTTCTCCGTTTGATTACCTGCATGACAAAATACCTCATGGCGTCCATTGCGTGGTCATGTGCCTTGACCACTTTGTCTTCACCCTTTTGACTGGCCTTGTCATCCCACACATAAGAAGCGAACTCTTTGAACAGATTAGTTAGCCCAGGTGTGAACTTGATCTCACCAGAGTTCATAGCTGTTTGCGTTTCTCTAATGCCGTTTAGCACATCGTTATCAGCTTTAATAACTCGATACCGGCGTTCTCTCAATTTGGTAATAAATGAAGCCGCTGATGGATCAACAATCACTTCACAGCGTATGTCACCGACAAATTGGCTGAAATCCCGAGCGTATTCATCATCTGTCTTCTGTCTGCTGCTATGCCGTCCATCGTAGTAATACTCTTTGAGGCAATACCAAACAGACCCACATTTACCCCAAAGTAAGAAAACTGTGGGGTTCTGTGTGCCATAGTCAACACTGACATAGTATCGGCTTGGCTGCTGGCTTGGATTGCTGACCATCTCGTCTTTATTGAAGTTGTCGTAGACAATTCCATCAGCCAGAACCCATTGTCCCAGAATATATCGCTGGTAAAACACTCCTGAGTACATATGTTCGTACCTGTCAATAACTTCATCGCTCAGGCTTGGATTGTCCGTCATCACAAAGTGGAGACGCAATGCGCGTTTATCGTCTGCTTGATCAACCCAATCAGTCTTGAACCAGTGATACGGGCCCTCTGGGTTCATATTGAACCAGTATTTGCCGCCAGTAACGGAAACACGCGCTGTCGCTTGATTGACAAACGACTGTGGCATGAGAGCTGCTTCATCAAAGAACATTCCGGCAAGTGTGATCCCTTGAATCAGATCTTGGCTGCTTTCATCTTTACCGCCGAATAAATAGTAGAGGTTGGTTCTTCCATCAAGGCTGATTTCCAGCATGTTTTCTGAACGCCGATCCACAACCGAGAATCCCACTTGTTGCAACGTTTGTTTGAGTGGCCTAATCACATTTCGGCGCAATGATCCAATGGTTTTACCGGCAATGCCAAATTGCTCGTGGTCAAACATAATCATGCTCCACAGAACATAGCTGATCGACATCGCAAACGTCTTTCCGGAACGCACAGCACCATCAGCGATGATTGTCTGCTTGTCTGGATAGCGGCGCCACCAGTTGATGATGTCTAACTGTTTCCCTTTGAATTGATCAATCGGGGTTGTCATTGACATCATCGTCCTTTGGAATGCTTTCATCAATTGCGGCTAAAAGCTTGTTCAGTCCTCCATATTGGCCTTCTGGAGTGCGGTAAGCGCTAGCTTTTGCTTCCGTGATGTCAGCCTCAGCTTTAGACTTGCGAACCTCTTCGGCCACTTTTTCGGCTTGTGCTTCGTTCAATCGCTTGAATGCTTGATCACGGAACAGCTCCGGCTTGCGATTCTTCAACCAAAATATTTGGGCTGAGGTATCCGGTGCCAGTTCGTTCTCATTGACCATTATTGGTATCTTTTCGTAAGTAGGAACGTTCTCAATTGATGCTTGAACAAGTTCCTTCCTAGTGAACTCTGGATGATCAATCTGATGTTCATTTCGCCACCTAGCTCTTTTTGCCTCCAATACGTCATCTCGAATAGGAACCATTTTATAAGTCGTATTAGTGATGGTCATGCCTAAAGCCCTTTTGACTAGTGAACCAGCAACCATTTGATCAACAACTTCTTTTCCTCTCTTTAGGGCGTCAGAAATGTCAGAATACTTTTTCTTCCAGTCATAAAGTGTTGGCCTCTTGATACCGATGTTATGGGCTATTTGTTCATCAGTGAGGCCGTCTCGGGCCCACCCTTCTATGAGAGCCAGTTTTTCTGGTGTCTGCCACTCTTGATATTTCCCTTTAGCCATCACATATCACCACACCTTCCTTCCATTAAAAAAGCGGTAGCTAGTTAGCTATCGCTGGTTATAATTCATTAAGCTGTTGTTACTCCTGGATTGTCTTTACTAGGCTGTTTCCTCTTATCAGCCTTGGTCTTGTCCCGCTGTTTTTTCAACTTGTCCTTGAGGTTCTTATAGACGTCTTTTGGTGACGGCAAGTGGAATGCCACAGTATCCACCCCCTTTTTGACAAGCATACCTTACTTTCAGGATGTGCGTATCCGCCTCGCGTCTTAACTTGATTAGAGCGTGAACGGACAATTTCTCTGTCAATCTTGCCGATGGTCCACGCTTCAACTTTCGGCATGTAAACGCCGTATTTTGTTGTAATCATTTGAGCCATGAAATCACCTCACACATAGTAAATGGCACGGGTATCATGATCGCTGTATTCGACCAGCTCAAACGTTTTATGAGCAACCACGCCAATGTCATCAGTCCACTGATCGGTTGGCTTGCGCGTTGACACTTGACGCTGAACGAATCCGCCTAGGTCTTTGCTCATCTCTGAATGGAGATGCCCCGTGAACAGTTCGCGATTCTGTGCTGTGCCTAGCATGAATCCAAACTCATCTAGGTATTTTGCAAGGTAGTTGTTCTTGCCCTTGTCTCCGTGAGTGGCACCAATGAAGTTGCGGCCTAACATTGCACCTTTGTAATGCTTCAGTGATATATCCCAAGTGATGTTCGGCTGGTTGCTGTAGGCACGTTTCAATAGACGTGCGAACATATACCCAACTGACGGATCATGATTTCCGGCACAATACATGACCTCACACTCATTGGCGTTCTTGATAATTGCTTCAATCAACGTCTCGAAGTATTGCTCCATTTCGTTCACAGTCTCGCCTAAGTCAGTTGTTTCGAGCTGTGTGCCCTTTGCTGTGGTTGAGTTGATATTATCCATATGAGCAAGATCACCGCCAAGAATGAGCAATATTTTGGCGTAGTGGCCGCGTTGAATGATATCTAGCTGCCGCTTCAATGATTCGGCATAGACATCAAACGTGTGACCGTTGAAATGTGTGTCGAAAGCAGGAATGACCAGATAGCGATCTGATTTCACAAAAATAGGAGCCTTAGCTTGGTATGGCTCCTTGTGTGTGATGATGTCATTCATCAATGATTCATATTGTTCTGCTTCAACTAACGGCCTAATTTGTATCTTGCTTTGATACAATGTTGCTTCAGGCGTCTGCTTCCAAAAATTGCTTGTGGCACGTACAAGCTCCCACTTGGTGTAATCGTACCCGTGAGCTTCCAAAACCTCTCTAGGCGTCATTTTGTGACCCCTGACAACCTTTAGAATGGTTTTACTGGATTGTGTTCCGTCTGAATCGTATTCATTCTTGACTGGTTTTTGGAATTCAATGCCAAGCCGTCTTGCTTTTCCCTGAAGCGCATCATAGCTAATCCCTAGCTTGTCGGCCGTCTCTCGTCTTGTAAAGCCTTCAGAGGCGAGCTTCCTAATGTCACCAATCTGTTCATCTGTCCATTGCATCTACTCGCCTCCTGAAATATAATAATTGTGAGCCACATGCAATCATGTGCTGCTCTTTTCATTTTTATTCCTCAGGCTCTCGGACTCGTCCCCGAGAGCTTTTTTGTTGCCTTAAAAATTTGAGTGAGATAAAATGAGTTTGTTCCAACAATATACTCATTTTCACTCCTCGGTACTACCCCACTCCTTAGCTCTCGGCCCCCAACCGAGAGCTTTTTTATGTGCCTATTATAAGTATTGTGTTACAATGACTTAGTGAGTTCATTCTCATACTCCAAAGTGATTGGCCTTCGTTTTCTCAGAGCGAGGGCTTTTTTGTTGCACAAAAATAGCACCTCACCTTTGCGAAGTGCTTGTGTAAATAAAAAGACGCCGAAGCGTCTATCGTTTGCGTTCATTCCAATAAAGGAAACCAATAAGTAATATCAGAAGAATAACGACAATCAGAAGCAAGTGCAGATTATTTGAGTCTGCGGTAGTTAAGGTGGTCATCAATTCCCGTCTCCTTTTTTATGGTCCTACTTATTTTCTTGTATTTCTTCTCGTTTTCGCCATAGTCCTTGAACTTAATCTGTAGTAAGTCCATAGGCAGCGCCTTTTCACCAGTATAGTCAGCTCTCAAGCTCGCTACGATGTATGAAATGCATACTAACGTTCCATCAGAATCAATATCACCTGCATAAGTTTTCTGCATATAAATTGAAAGCAACTTAACGGTTCTGGCAGAACTAAATTCCATAATAAAAGCCATTCGCTTATTCAACAAATTTATGTGTTCTTGATCAATAGGCGCATCTTCATCGCCTGACATCTCATGAGCTTTTTTCTCAGGATCGATCAAGAATTCATTCCACCAGTCTAAGTTTTCCTTTATGTATTGACCGTTTGCATCACGATAGTAGCTATCAATCTGAAGTTGCTGGGCAGCATCCGCGGTGCGATCATCATGCACCCTGTTCCTATAAATATCGGGACTTTTATAAAGCCATACCAAAATTAAAACCAATAATACTATAAGTAACGCGGTATTCCAGTCGAAATTTTTTGATACCCAGATGGCTAAAACCTCTAAAATGTTATCCATTTATATCACCTCAAAAAAATAGTACCCCAGCATGAACTGGAATACTACATTGAGGTGATATCTGCGCTTCATATATCATGTTCTTGGAGTGACAGGGTCCAATGCAACCGGTGGGGCTCGAACCCACGACCGATAGGCTTATGCCACTGCTCTCCCATCTGAGCTACGGTTGCTGCTCGCTCGCCCAGTGTCAGATGGGGTCATCGCAAGCTGTTGTGCCCGGTCGCTAAACTGGACAATGTGGCATGCGGGAATCGAACCCGCCTGACTATCACCGTCAGTCCTAATTGCCACGCCTTGCCACAGCTTTATCATCACCATGGCTCGGAGGAAAAATGCGGTGCTTTAGGATCGCTCCCTTGGCACAATACAATCATATGGGATTCCTTTTTTAGTTCGCCACTCATTTATCAATCAATTAGTCCTCAAATAGTCCTCATTCATCGATCATTTATTGCTCACTACTTTTTCTGGGTGTGACGCCAAAGTACCAGGCCGCTGCTAACAACGCATTTTTCTTTCTGCGTGTGTAGGTTGCTGCAGATATATCGAGAATATTCATTGCATCACCGTCTGGCGTGTCTGTTTCGGGCCCATCGCAATAGCGCACCCTTAATAAACGCTGATGCGATTGTTTCGGCATTGATGCAATACAATTGTCGCACCAGTCACAAAACTTACGTGCCGATTCTTGTCTCTCCAAACGCCGCTGTGCATACAGCGGACGCTGAACAGTGCTGGCAGAAGTTCCGTCTCCCCATGCACTAGTGATCTTTGGATTGACTGGCGCCTTTATGAATCCACGCTCTGCTCGGTATTTATTCAGGATATTTTCGACTGCTTCCCGATCCTTTTCATCGCTAATTGATAAAAGCTCCATCACAAGCGCCACTCCTTATGGTATAATTAAATTTGTAAAAGTTTGGGGAAACGGCGTGCCGTAATGGTGCGCTTTTTTTGATGCTTTTAAATGTACTTTCAACATGTGCGTTTGCTATACTGATTAAGGAGGCAGCCTCTATTGTGGCGAAATTCATTACTTACATCTCTTAGCTTAATCTGCCTCCGGCGCGTCCTTCATCAGACGCGCTTTTTGTTTACCTGAACTGGAAGGCAGCAAGCCATTGTTCAATCGTTGCAGCGGCCGCATTGAAGACTGGATAAAGTGATTTTGCGAATTCGTCCATTGTTCGCTCATGTTTCCTGCGTTCATACCTAATGCGCGCTCGCATGACTGCTCGATGCCGATCATTCATTTCACTTTCCTCTTCTCCAGTTAGCCCACATCCACATTGCAACACCTGAGATTAGCAACATGACGGCAATCATTGTTTTCCCTCCAGTAGCTCTGGATTCTCCATGAACTTAATCTCTCGTTTCATTTCTCCGCCTCCTATAAGATGTCTCCGTCTACCAGAAGCATTGTAGGTACCTTAGCTTCCAAATCTTCTTTAACCTCCTTGTAGGTGAGGTTATCTCCGTCTTCCGTTTTTGCAGAAGCAATACGATGCAGTGCTTCTTCACGGCTTAACTCATTAAACTTTTCGGGATCATCATTATCTCCATACATTTCACGGTATAAATTGAGGGCTTCCTTAGTGTTGTTAGCAACGATTAAACTACAGAAAGGTTCTTCTGTTTCGTAGTAGTTCATTTTTCTTCCTCCAATTTCACGATTTCTCCATGTTCCACATTGCTAAATGCATCCTGGCTTTCCTTCCGCAGCGCCGCTTGGTGTATGTCTTCATGGTGATGTACTCCTACTCAAATTCGATTGCTGGTGTGTTCAGGTGCTCAATCAAGCCAAGGCGTTCCAACCGCTCATGGTTGAGACGCTCGCAGTATAAATCTGCTTCGTACTGAGACCTGAATTCCTTGATTTTGGTTTCGCCATTGCGGCCCACAATCTTGAATTTCATTTTTTATCAATCCTCTCCAGTTGGCTCATTTCTTCAAAATGTTTACTCATTCTCCGTCCTCCTGTTTGATTGGCACAAGCTTGTAGTCGCGTCCATCAAGCATGACGCCTACGACCTTGCCAGTCTCTTTGCTGATGTAGATGTCATCGAACGTGTTGTCTCCAGTTTTCATTGCTCGGCCTCCTCACAGCCACATAGCAGCGCAGTAAGCACAACGGCCACCATCGCACTATCAAGCGACATATGTTTAAACTCTTTTCTCGTCATTTGTGTGCCTCCTCAATCGATCTCTGCGACTTCAACTCTCGGATTAGCTTTGTCAATAAAGAACCGATCTCGCAGTTCTACAATGTGATCCCAGTTGTCGTTTTCTAAAAATTCAGCCTTTTGCATGCCGTCGAAGATAAACTTGTGCTGAAACGCGATGTTGTCCGGGTCTGTTCGCTTGTCATACCAGTACCAGTCGAAACTTAGGGGTTTTCCCCATTGAAATTTCACGCCCTGATTCATCGCTTTTCTCACAGCCAACATTACCGTTTCCGTTGCTTGTTTCTTGACTTTTGCTCCGCCAAACATATTGCCTCGTTCAACCTTGATGTACTGGTTAAGAGTCATGAGGGGCAATGGAATAATGATCCTGTTCACGCTGGCTTCACGTCCTTCAGATAGTATTGACGTTGCTTGCCATCAACCATCTCAACCGTTGTGATTAGCTCTTTGGGTGCCTTGCCATCAAAAGCAACTGGCTTGTTGATGTCTTGACGTTCACCTCTGGCGTTGTATCGCTCGATTCTGATGATTCGTGCCACACCGCCAAGATCACGCACGCCCATGAATACTCGATCAGGAACCATAACCAGATCACCGACAATCATTTTTGTTTTAATTGCTTGCATTTGAAGATTCCTCCTGTAGTTTCTTGCATTCTCACTCGCTAAATTGCTAACGACTCGCAATCTCTTCATGGCCGTTGTTGCGGCGCGGTAACTTGATCTCAAACTCACTTGCCACTCGCTTAACGAACGTTGTTGACTTCCCGATCCGTTTTGCAACCTCTGTTAGTGTTTTGCTCTTGCTTGCCGCCTCAGAAACTTGTACTGCATACTTCTTACGGTTAGCTTCCCCGCGTTTATTTACAGCCTTGATGCTGCTGATCAGTGCGACTGAAGGCATATCTCGATTATCAACACCGGCTACCGCACGTTTCTCGACAATCGCTTTCTTTGATACAACGATCAGGTTATTGAACGCTTGCTTTTCGATTTTTGAGAATGCTTCGCTTTCAGAAATATCTAGCTTAACTGCGTTTTTGTATCGCTTTTGCAATTCAGCTTTGAAGTCGCGCCACACTTTGTCGCCCTGCTCGTATAAACGCACTGTTACTTGTGTCATAATTCTGCCTCCTGCTTAATTAATGGCGTTTCTGAAAAGTCCAGTGTTGCGAAGTGCTTAGCTAGTTTAATTAACTTAAGCAAGTTGCCCGAAACTTCGCCGTTAGCATATATGCTATCTGACGCTTCATGAATCATGCGTGTATTTGCCTGAACAATGCTCTCAACAAGCACGACGATGTCTTGCCACTGTGCTTCAGTAACGTTTAGGAAACCACTGTCATAATCGCGTTCGATGTCCGCTACTGTTTGATTCAAGGCCGTTTCGTAGGCCCGCAAACGTTCATCCAAGCGTTGCAAATATCTATTCGTCATTTCTTCGACTCTCACTTTTGTTTTCCCCTTACGTCTTTCAAATCTTCAAAGTTGAGTGTGCAGTCTTTTGATTTTGGAATGAGGCGGCTAATGAGTTTGCTGTTGTACATGTGCTCAAGCTCACTCAGCTCGTTGTTCGTTGTGATGATTGTTGATAGACGAGGACTGTTGCTCTCAAAATCAAGGCGGGCATTTGCAACGCGATACATCAGCTCTTGCATGTCACGTCTCACTGGCTTGATGTCGAGTTTCATACCGCCTTCTGTGCCGAAGTCGTCCAACAACAGCACGCCAGCCTCTTTCATTGCCCGCTCAATGCCTGCTAAACGCAGGCGAACGTCTGGTGCATCGTATTGCAAGCCCATCAGGTTACTCAGCTCTGCTGTTGAAATAAACAGTCCCGACTGGCCTTGATCGCGCAATCTGGTTAGCATTGCTAAGGCCAAGGACGTTTTACCCGTCCCACGCGGTCCAAACAGAACCACGTTCTTAGGCACTTCCGTCATTTGCTTGGTCAGCTTGTATGCACGATTCCCCAGATTCCTAGAGTTTTGCTGATCCGTTTGTAGTTCAGGCTGCCATTTTTCGAACGTAAACTTAGCCGGAACGTTTCCGGGGAAGACTGAGTAGCGATAAATGGCACGTGCCTTTTTACGGTTCAATGCGGCCATAGAGCGTTCGTAGAAGCGGTGTTCGATCTCGGCCTGAGTTGGCAGCGTATTAACGTCAATTCCACGCTTCTCAATGATTCTTTGCACGTCCGCATGTGTGAATAGTCCTTTAGTCGACTCCATATCCCCAGTTCTCCTTTTTCGGTTCAGTGTGCGGCGTTCGGTTTGACTGGCGTTCACTATCGTTTGCTTCGACAGCAGCAACCGTGAGAAGACGCTTGCTCTCCCAGTTTTTCAAGATGCCATTGACGTACTTGTAGTTTCTGACATTGCTTTCAACTGCAGTCCGTAGCGCATTTAGGACTAGCTTCTCAGGTTCAGGTGATCCTGCTTTTCGCATGTCATCAACCCAATCAACAAGGCTTTCTCTGGTGAACGGTGACAGTTGTCCAAACCCGTTTCCTTCCCAGAAATTGCAAATATCAATAATTGATGATGACGACGATGACGGTTCTTCAGCAGGCCTCTCCGCTGCCTTTACTGGAGCAGTAGTCTGTTGTCGTTTAGTTTTGTCTAGTTTAGTCTCGTCTTGTTTAGTGTATGTGCTACTGTGTTGCCTACTAGGTTGTAAACTACCTTGTAAACTGTGTTGCCTACTATGTTGCCTACTGTGTTGCCTACTATTTGACACACTGCCATCAGCTTGACTACTAGGTTGCCTACTATCTGACGTACTAAGTTTTCGTGAAATATCGATGACTGAGTAGGTCGTTGCCTTAACACCGTTAGTTTGAAAATCTATCAGCCCTGACTGCTTTAGCGCGTTGCGGGCTTTGACGATGCCCTGACGGCTTAAACCAGTCAACGTTTCGAGTGTTCGATTCGGCATATTGAATTCGCTTGGCCAGCCTAGCTGGTTACATTGGTAAACCAGCCCATGCCATAATGCTATCTGTCCTGTGCTTAGCGGATTAACGCTTTGCTGAATGTAGAACTCTCGAATTAGCTTGAATAAATCCATGCGGTGAGTCACCTCCTACTCGACTAGCTCATCCATGCTGATAATTGTGGCGACTCGTTTAGTTGCCTTGCAGTAATCACAGGCCTCACATCGATGTGGCCGCACCTGACCGGATTTAACCGCCTCAACGTGTTCGGTGCTGTCCTGGATCTCTTCCAGTGCCTCGTCCATACGGTACTGTGGCACTTCGATGACGGCATGGTCGGGTACATCTTCCTTGGTCACGGCAATGATGAATGCTCGTGGTCGCGTTCCGTAATTTTGGTAAATCAGCTCCTGATAAACCGCCATCTGAAGCTGATAGTTATAGGCATCAACGAAACTGGTTGGCTGACGTTCTCCTGGTTTCCAATACTTCTTGTGAAGCGACTGTGTGGTCTTCAGATCCAAAAAGAATGACTTTGTGGAGTCGAAGCAGTCCAGCTTGCCCATCCACTCGACCCCAAACAGATCACCGGTAAGGATCTCTTCTTTTTCACCCTGATAAAGTCGTTGAACATTCTCATCAGCTTCAAGCGTGGCAATCATCGCATCAGCTTGTTTATACGGGGCCTTCAGTTGTCCTTTTGATGATCCACGAGTTGAGAACATCTCTGGGTGTCCTTTGATAAAAGACTCATGAGCTTGCTTGGATTCGAAATAGCTGTGTAGATAGTTTCCAACCAGCAAGGCAGTCGGATCACCTCTTGGCGTCCATTTACCTTGCAGCTCGGCCATCGCTTCTGCTTCGCATGTCAGAAATTTCTTAAACCAGGTAGCAGACTGATATTTGAAACTGGTATCCAGCGAGTAATAATTATCCTTGTTGACCGTCAAAGATTTCTGGTTGTTTTCCTGCATTTGGGTCGTGGGTAATGTCTGGCTTAAGAGCATCTGGCTTCACCTCCGATTTTGTGACGGGTTCAGCGGGAGCGTTAAGTGCATCCTCGATCGAGTTAGGATCTTCGGGGGTAACATCCCTCAGTTCTGGATCAGCTTCGACTGGTTTTTCATCGGCACTGACCGCGCTTTGCATGTCGGTTGTCATTGGACCCCACTTAGTCAGCAGCGATTTAATTACCGTCTTCAGGGCCATAGCTTCGTAGTTGTCTTTCCAAACGCCCTTGGGCTCCGCGCCACCGCCAGATTTGCTGAAACGCTTGCGATGATCATCGACTTGCTGATATGTCCAATAGACCATCTTTTCAAAACCGTTAGTCAGTTTGAACGATGCGGCATAGCCAACCGGTTTTTCGCTTGCTTCGCGATCGTGGAAGTTCGGCGTGTACTCAAGTTCCTCCGTTAGTGGGTTCCAACTCTTGAACTCATCTTCATAAATTGGTAAAGCAGTCAGGCGCTGATATCGTCCTGATCGTTGAGCTAATTGGATATAGCCTTTATAACCAATCTGTGGCTGCGCCTGGTTCTTGTATGGAACGATGTAGACAAAACCCAGGTTCGGGTTAACCGGAAGATCAAGCGTTGCTGCTACCAGGGCCGAGTTGATAACACTTAACTGATCAACTCTGGCTAAGCTTGGATTAAGGCTTACCGCGCTGGCAATCGATGACAGAAACTGTGGTGCCCGTTTGTCCAGAAGCGCTGCAAACTTATTCTTAATCGTTTGCGTCTCAATCAGTTTCTTAACTGGCATTTTTGTTAGGTCATATTGTGTCGTCATATGCTGCTCCTCCTATTTCCATTCCTGAAATCCTTGATTCTTCATGAAATCGATAACGTCTAAGCTGTCACCGCCGAAGAAAATCTCAACCAGTTCTGTTTTCGGATACGTAGAACTAGCAGCGTCTTTTAAGAATCGCTCAGGGCCGTGAATGTTGATCCAATCTTTCAAGTATTCCTTCGCCTTGTCTTTGTTAAAGGCGCCCTCATAACGCGATGTAGCACAGCTTTGATAGAACCAAGGCTTCTTTGTATCAACTTCATATTCATCGGCGGTGGCCAAAAACTCCTCCGCTTGTTCGATATCCATATCTTTGGGCAGGACGGTACCGTGATAGGACTCCCAATCGGCAATGGCTTTATCTTCAAGCGCTTCTCGTCGTTGATACTCGTTCAGAACCGCTGTGTTGTAATCAAGCATGGTCATCAACCGCCTTCCGTGATAAACTTAAGCCATAGTTGAATGTGCTCAGTTCTATATTTCCCGTAGTTGGCGCTACGGGATTTTTTTGTGCGCATTTGTTGAGCATCCGTTGGCTAAGTTCGAACATCCAAAGCCAACCGCTATCTTCGTGGCTCTTGTAAATCACGTTCTCCGCTTGATCATGAATGTCTTGCCAATATGCCTTCGTGTCACGCATAGTTCTTCCTCCTAACGTGTCCATTGTTTCCACCCTCCTACTGCTGTGGCGCCAATCATGATGCCGGCGAGAGCGACAAGCAGATATTTCCAAAAGGCTGATGTTGGATCGAACAGCACTGACATGATTGCTTCTAACATTTGTTAGGCCTCCTATTGTCGTGCAAACCAACGCTCCATCTTCTCAGGCTCAACTCGCTGTGTTTTACCTGGCCCAACGAATGGAGCGCCACGCTTCTTCCAACGGCTCACTGTTGCGGCAGAAACCTGATAGTGTGCCATGACATCTTTTGGCGTCCAATAAACTTTGGGCTTAAAGGGCTTGCGTGTCCTTTGCGGCTTAGTGGGATCGATCAGTGTGAATCCTTGTTCCATGCCTGCTCTTCCTTCCTCATATAATGAAGTTTCTGATAATGTGGGAGCCTTTCGCTGAAAAGATCCATAATTGAGATGCCTAGCATTTCACAAATGGCATTCAGCTCGGTTAGATCTGCGACTGTGCTATCCAATTTTTCGAATGCGTATGCTTTCAAGTTTTTAGCGTCATCACGTGTAAAGTTGGGATCATTAGCAATACCCTCAATGTCGTGCTTGATGAAAGAAGCTTTCTCCTCGTCTTCTTCTCGTTTATCGGTGAATAAAAGCCCGCGTAAATCGTGGTATATTCCGTCACCGCTAAACAGCTTAGGGATTCCTAGAAACAAGTTAGCCATTTCATAGCTTAGTTCGCTGTCATTCATCGAATTGGCAATGTCAGTAGCTTCATTTGCTCTAATGGGAGTTCCATGAAAATAGTTGTTGATCGTTGAGCGCCCTAATTTTGCTGCATAAGCGATCACCTTCTGTGGCGTGTTGGTTCTAGTAGCGAACCTATTCAAAGGGCTACTAATTGTTGCTTTCATACGTTCCACTTCCTTTAAAAGATGAAATATTGGTGGATATTGATTCATGCTAGATAGGGCTATGATTAACCCATAGCAAGTTGATCAGAGACGTTCCGTTGATCGTCTTGTGTTTCCCTAATCAGCATCATCGTGGCAGTTGACGGATGCCAGTTACTGATGTACTCGTCTGCCCTGTCAAAATCTCGCTTGCGGAGTTGGGTTCGTGTCTTGATACCGACGTACTCGTTCATACCGCGACTGACATCTTTGTAGAGTAGTCCACGTTGCTTCTGGGTTATCCGAATATGATGCGTATTGATATAACTCTCAACCACGTTCCTCACCTGTCGGCTGATGTAGCTGTATTCTCCCGGAGCAATTGGGGCATTCTTTTCTAAATCAGTGACACGATTGTCAAGCTTCATGACCTTCTCGGCGCTCCTATTGGCCACTTCCATGGTTAAAGCGAGCTTTTCCTCGGGCGTATGAGGCAGCGCTTCGAGTTGCTTGTACCGCTTCTCCACAGAGATGAAATACTGGCGGGCTTGCTTACCTTTATTCGTCCGTTGGATCATGGCAACTTCCTTTGCCATGTCTAGCGTCATGACATATTCAATGCGTGGACGCCCGCCATTTGGGGTTTTCGCCGAAAACGGCGAAAAGTCTTTACCTTCTTCAAACCCATACGAGGCCATATCTTTGAACCAGTTGGAGAAGTCTTTGCCAACTCCCAAAAAATCGTGCAGCTCGCGACCGCTTACTGCGATTGTTCCATCATCACGCCTGATAGTCTTGATTAGTTCATTCATTTTGAAACCTCCTTAAATCAAGCAATTGTGTGTATTCATCGAACAATTCACGTGCTTGTGGCACTTGATCGTCAGATAACGATGAGACGTTCCGAAGATCAAAATGATACCTAAGCAATGTATTGAAAGCTTCTACCAATTTGTAGCTGCCATATGCTTCCGTCCCGAAACGTTGCTCATACCTTTTTCGCAGTTCGTCTTTAACTTCTGCTTTAAAGGTTTTTGCTACCGGATTAAGACCACCGACTGGAGAAATTTCGGAACGAATCTCACGACGGAAATCATTATCAGAAAGGAGATCTTTGAATGCCGCCTTGAGCTCTTCCTTAGTTGCTTCCATTAGTTCTTCACCTCCTCACTGAGCAATTGAGCTACGGTTACTCCGAGCATTTCAGCATACTTGCTAAGGTCGCTGACTCGTGGCTCATATCGATTGTGCTCAATGTCACTGAGTGTTGGTTGCGGGACACCGACAAACTTGGCAAGCTCGCCTTGAGTCATTTTCTTTTCGAGCCGTAAATCGCGAATTCGAGTTCCGATCATTTCATCACCTCCTGAAGTGTTTCGGTTTTCCGATAACCGATAATTTAAGTATATCGGAAAACCGAAATATGTCAACGGTTTTCCGAAACTTTTTTACGGATATTCGTATAGTCTTGAAGTATCAAATGGAAAATAGGTGATCTACTTGAATGAATCTCAAATCATCGGCAACCGCATCGTTGGTTTCTTAGAAGATCGTGACTTGACCGTCCATCGGCTAGCTGTTAAATCCGGGTTGCCAAACACCACTCTCGTCGACCTCATTAATGGAACAACCAAAAGCCCAAAGGTGACGACGATCCGTTCAATTTGTTCTGGCCTCGGAATATCCGTCCGTGACTTCTTCGACTTCCCGCCTTACAACGAGGTGGAAAAATGAATGAAAATGTAAAACCTATAAAGGTGATAACACAGCCACTCTCTGGCATGCAGATCTCTTTTGAGATCCCTTCTCTTTGTCCTTGGTGTCATGTGTCTTTTAATCCAACTATCGATGTTAAGGATCACTTCTCAGAAGGCCCTATCGATACATTTGTGCTTCACTATCACTGTACTTACTGCTCAAAAGAATCGATTGCAGTTATAGCCTCAAAAACTAATGAGACAAGACGTCAGCAAATGCTTTATCCAGAACAAAAGGGCACAAAATTTGACGAACTGCTTGCGAAACTCTCTCCTAGATTCATATCTCTTTATAATTCCGCTGAACGATCTGAGCTTCGCGGAGACCTTGATCTTGCTGGTATGGGATATCGGGCAGCATTAGAGGTTCTTCTAAAGGATTCCGCACTCGACACCACAGAGGGCTCGGCGTCTAAGATTGCAAAAATGAATCTCAGCCAAGCTATCAAGCAATATTACGGGGAGAATCCGTTTGGAATGGTTCCAGCAGACGTGGTTAGATTAACAGCTAACGACTTCGTTCATTGGGATCGCCCCGAAGATTTCAGCCCTAGGCAGGCATTAGACGAGATGAAATCTTATCTGGATATCTTCATCAATATCGTTAAGACGCAACAAATGGTTAAACATCCTCCGGTTGAACGTTATAAGAAGTAGCAACCTTCTCTCCATCTAACGTGTAGTAGTAATCCACAAACTGCACTGGATCATTTGGAGTACCATCGCCAATGCGCTCAGTCACTTTTATCAACTTCACAATGTGAACTGACTGCGGATTTGTGGTCTGTAAAGTTTTCATTACTTCGATTTGTGATGGCATCTTCTTCCCCTTGCTTGTTGGCAGATGGCAGTTACTCTTTTAAAAGAAGCCACGCAATTATCAAAAGAGTTACGACTACCATACTTGGCAGGAACCATCGCCAAATCCTTGGGTGATCAAGTGATAATTCCAACCAAGCGTAAAGGCCTATAGAAATGGCGAACAATTGAATAAAGACAGCTAATCCAACTTCACTGCGATGCGCAATGCGTGCTGCTTAAGCTCCTCGTTCATTTGACTGCCTCCTCTCGCTGGGCGGGAATGTGTTTATCTCCTGATGTGATAGTATCGCCAAAAAAAAGTTCACCAACAGATTTTCCGTAATGCTCAGCAACTCTACGTTTAGTTTTGTCAGAGCCATTCCGATCACCAGTTTCCATCATGGCAAGCATAGATTGTGCGATGCCAATAGCCTTGGCTGCCTGTGCTTGAGACTCTCTCTTAGCCTTTCGTGCCTCTAAAAGCTTGTTCATTGTTTCGCCTACTTATCACTTGATGTGATAACTATATCATCGCTTCATGTGATAGTCAACAGAAAAAATCACTTTTTGAAATAAACGGTAAAAATCACTTCTCGTGATTGTATAATCACATTAGGAGGGCTGCTCATGAATATTGGCGAAAGAATTGCAATGCTACGAAAAGAGCGAGGCTGGAACCAACAACAACTCGCAGACAAAATTAACGTGAGTCAGTCCACTCTTGCTATGTGGGAAACTGACAAACGGCGTCCAAACACAGATGCTTTGAACGACCTGGCGGATATATTTAATGTTTCTTTGGATTTTCTTATGTATCGTACAAATAAACGCAGATATTATGAGCTAACCGATAAGGACACCAAAGATATCGCTAAACTGGCTCAGCAGATTATTGACGGTATGAATTCAGATGCTAGTGTCAATTTTTACGGTGAACCGATGACAGATGATCAAAAGCAATCTATGAGGGACATCATAGAAATGGGGCTTCGTATCAATAAAGAAAAAGCAAAAAAGAAATTCACACCTAAGAAGTATCGAGATACGGGCGGTGATTAAATGTCGTATGCCAGTGACGTTGCTGACCAAACTTTTAAACGTACGGCTGATGTCGCAATAGATTCGACTGATCCATTTTCCATATGTAAAACATATGACTATGGGGTAAAACGGGTCACCATGTCCAATTCAACCATGGGGCTATCAGTCAGGACTAATCGCTGCGCAACGATATTCTTGAGTGACAATCTTACCGATTCTCAGGAACTGCTTGTTCTTCTCCACGAAGTTGGCCATTGTCGTATGCATAAAAACGATAGCACGCCATTTATGCGTTCTATGATGGTTGGCGGTTGGATACCGAGAATTGAACGAGAGGCAAATGAATTTGCTGTTAGATACATGGTGGACATTCTGAAGGCTCAAGATATTGAAATCACAACAACTTATGGGATACTTCAATACTTTGATCTTCCAGAATCGTTTAACCGTTTTGTACTTATTTAACCAAGGCTCTCACTAATGGACACACAGCACAATGGAGGGGCAATAATGGGACTTTTTGACAGATTTAAAGAAGCTGGAAACAAATTTAACGAAGCATCTTCACTCACACCAGAAGAAAAAGAGGCACGCAAACAAGCCAAAATGGCCCTTAAGGCAGAAGTTGTTTTGGAGGAAGCAATTAAGTTTGTGAGTGGTCATGAACTTGTTGGCGCTTCTGGATTCGGTAGCAGAATTTACCAATTAAAAGATAATACCGTTATTTTTGGGCTTAACAATCCGGATCACTTTTGGATAACAGGCATAGAATTTGCAGGACCAAAATATCATGAGATTCAAACTACCAAAAGCAAATCGAATACCAAGGGCAAATCAAAGACCAAAAAGCATCGGCATGGATTGGGGGGAGCTGTAATAGGCACAATTCTCGCCCCAGGTGTCGGTACTGTTGCTGGGGCTATTGTTGGCAGCCATTCTGGGAAAGACAAAATAAAGGGAAGCAGCTCCACTGTTGGCGAAGCGTCAACAATCACTTCTCAGATTGAGGACGACTCGTCTACTGTTGTTAAGCTTACAAATGCTACCACTGGTCAAAACGTTCAAATTATCCTTTTAACGAAAATTAGAGATTACCAAAGGCTAATGTCTTTTCATGTAAATGTGGAAATTACCAACAAGGACAATAGTGATGACCACAGTGAATCGTCATCTCACAAACCTGGGAACGCAAAAAGCGATACATCGCTCTCGAGTCCCGTTGAGGAAATCCGAAAATACAAGCAACTATTGGATGATGGTATTATCACTGCTGAGGAATTCTCCCAAAAAAAGAAGCAATTGCTAGGCCTGTAAACTGCCAAAGTGTTTTCTGCGACTAAATCAGTCCAAATACTGACGACTATAAAAGCTGGATATTTTGGAGGTTTTGTTTATGGGAAAGAAATCAATAGCTTTTATAATGACTCTTTTAATGGCGATTTTATTAATTGCCTGTGGAAATAATGCAACTAAAAAAGCTGACTACACTGCAAACACAGCCGAAGCAGCTCTTAACTCGGGAAAGAATATCGATGGCAAGACGATTGAATTCAAGGCGGAAAAGGTTATTCCAAATGGAGAACTCGGCCATACGATTTGGGCTGGGAAACATCTTAACTTTATCAGTAGTGAGAACCCCAAAATTTCCGTTGAGAAGGGTGAAGTCTTAATTGCTAAAGTTAAAAAGGCTAAAAGTGCGTTAGGCTCTTGGTTTATCACGTATTCAGGCCTGACAAAAAATGACTTTTGAAAACCTCTAGTTTGATTGTAAGTAATGGATGAGTCAAACCCAATGTTAGCAATTACAAGCGGTAACTATTTTGGAGGAAAAAATGGGAATACTGGATATATTCAAGTCCAATGAATTCAAGCAAAGAATCGAATCGTTAGAATTAGAAAACACAAAACTAAAACAAGAATCAACTGTCAAATTAACGTTGCAACAAATGACGCCTATAGAACTAAAAAAAGAAATTGATCTAAAAACGGAAACTAATTCTGAACTTGATCAAATGATTAGTAAGAATCAGTCTACCCTCTCCACTTTAACTGACAAAATAGCTAACCTAAATGAAACTAAAAAAATTTTAGAGGGTCAGTTGGTAAGCACAAAGGGCGAGTTAGAAATAGAATCATTTGGGTTATACAAGCCTCGCTACACTTTTGCTAATTCACTTGGATATAAGGCTAGATTAGACGAAGTCAGGCAAAATCAAAAAAACATGATAAAAGGGCAAACTGCTTTTGAAATATTCATGCCAATATCTTTTAACGGTTCTGCTTCTAAGGGGCGTTCCATACAAAAGAAAAACGGTAAGCAACTTTTACGTTCCTTTAACGGTGAAACCGAAGCAGCTATTAACAAGATTACTTATAGCAACTTCGATCGTATAAACAATCGACTCGAAAAATCATTTCAACAGTTAAACAAGCTTAATGAGGACAATGGGATTCGCCTTTCCCCCGCTTACTTAGACAGTAAGGTCGATGAATTACATTTAGCCTATGAGTATGAACAAAAGAAACAAGAGGAACGAGAAGAGCTACGAGAGCAAAGAGAACGGGAACGCGAGGAAAAGCAGGCTCAAAAGCAAATGCACGATGCTCAAAAAAAGCTCGATAAAGAATTGGATCATTACAAAAAAGCCTATCAAGAATTACAAACTAGGCTAGAAAACCTTCAGGCTGAAGATCAGAAAGAAATTCTATCTAGCCTTGAAGAACTGCAAAAAAATATAGATAAGGCTGAATCTGAGAAAAAAGATTTGGACTACAGGCAAGAAAATGCAACTGCAGGTTACGTATATATAATCTCCAATATCGGGTCCTTTGGTAAAGATGTTGTTAAAATTGGAGTTACACGCCGCCTCGACCCTCTGGAGCGGGTTGCAGAGTTAGGATCAGCATCTGTACCATTCAAGTTTGACGTTCATGCTTTGATCTTCTCATATGATGCTTATGCTCTCGAAGCTGAACTTCATCAGCGATTTGCTAATCAAAGAGTCAATAAAGTCAATAATCGCAAGGAATATTTCCGTGTTCCTATTAGGCAGATCGAAAGCGCTCTAGAAGAATATAAAGACCTAACCGTGGACTTTACTGAAAGTCCTGATGCACCTGAATATCGTCAATCTTTAGCAATTAATTCAAAGAATTTTGTCAATTCCGAATCATAAAATTTGGGCACAAAAATAGCCCCGGCGGCGAGGGCTGAAGGAGGTTAATACTATGAAAGGAATAGATTCAATACCAAACAAGACCAAAAACGCATTGATGAAACCAGCAGCGAAAGCTATAGGGGAAGCTTTTGGTACAATTTTAAACAGTTTAGCGCACTGGTCCACAGATGGATTAGCACGTTACAATATCAGTCACGAAGCTGATTTGAAAGATTTCAAAGCAAAATATGAGCGTCGATTAGCCGATGTTCCTGAACCGGAAATTGATGATTCAAAACTTCTTTTGGTTGCTAAGGCTATTGAAGACGGCCAATATCGGATGGACGAAGACTATATGCGTGAGGCGTTTGCTAGACTGATTACCCATGCATCTGATCGTAGAACAAATAATGATTATAAGCCCATCTATTCCAGCATATTATCAAATTTATCTTCTCAAGAAGCAAAACTCTTAATAGGACTTTCAGCAGAGGCTTATTCACTATTACCATTAGAACGAATAAAAAGTCAAGAACATGGAGGCTCAGCATATTCGTATATATCTGGGTATGCGGTACTACAATCAGACGGAATAATTTACTTTGATGCCAACACAACCCTTACACTAGAGCTTCTACAAAACGCGGGGTTGGTTTCAATCAAACCACAGTTTGAGTTGACAAGCCCCTTTTACCAAAGCCTTTATAATATGTTTGAATTGAGTACCCAGTATGCCGATTTTAAGAATACTCATCCGATTAGCAGTGGCCATGAGTACAGAGTTGAACGTGGTGACGTTGAGCTTACTGAACTTGGAAAATCATTTACTAGGTTTATTAATAATTAAACTGATCTTCTGATCGATTCGATTTTCCATGATTGCAAGTTCTTTAACCAAGCCATTTGTGTAAATCCGTAGAGCGATTGCAACGACAATAAGACTGACGATCAGAGCAACAAGAATTAATGTGAAAAGCACTGTATCACCTTCTTTGCTTGACTCTAGCATTAAATACTATTCACCTAATTATAGCAAAGATGAATAGCGTTCACCATCAACGGCTAATAGCTGAGCTACTCTTACCAAATTAATAGTTAAGACAGGAGTCTTACTTATGGCAAATTCTACGATCAGGCAGGCCGATATACTGTTAAGAGAGTGTACCGTTATGCAGGTAGCTACGCTTGATACCGATACCGGTTTTCCTAATATAGTTTCGCTGACACCACTTAAATCACACCGATCGCTTAAAGAAATCCTTTTTTACACTGATCGCGACACTACTACCATTCACAACGTCCTAGAGAAGCCTGTGGTGGCTGTTTACTGTTTCAATGAGCTACACCACTCATCGTTGCTATTACGTGCAAAAACAGCTGTATTGACTGCTGAGGAGGTTTTGCCAAACTTTGCTGAAAACCTCAACACTTTTCAAAAATCGCTACAGTATGATCGACCCGTCATCATTCGTTGCACACCACTAACCGTCAAGATTAGATACAACAATGACATCGAGTTCAGCAAGCTAAACGAAATCTAAGCTTAGTTCTTGGAGATGTACTTATGAACGGTCCAGATACATTAAGCGAGGCACACTTCATTGGCCTCATCATTGTTCTTATAGGCGTCTACTTCGCCCTGTTTGGCCACAGGCATCATTGGGTTCGTTGGCTCATTGACCCTGATAAGCCCGGCAGCAACCTGTGGTGGGCAGCCGTTTTTATCATTATCGGCGCGCTCATGATGATGGTTAGAAAGATGCAATAATACGACCCCATAACGGGGTTTTATTTTAAGGAAATAGCGAACATACGTTTGAATTACAAGCTCTAAGAGTTCAAAAGGAGTGCGATATCATGGCATCAATTAGCTCATATAAACTAAAAGATGGCAAAAAGGCCTGGGAATTCTATATATTCGCTGGTGTTGATCCTCAGACAGGAAAAGAAATAAAAATTCATCGGCGCGGTTTTCCAACCGAAAAAGTAGCCCAGCAAGAAGCAACTTTAGCCGAGGCCGAAATAATCAGAGGCCACTCTCACTACCAAACTGAAAGAATTTTAATGGCTGATTATCTCAATCAGTGGATCACTAAGCTTAAGGTTAATGTCAAAGAGGGATCCATGATTATCTATCGATATAATCTTAAGAAATACATCATCCCAAAAATTGGCGATATTCGACTAGCCAAATACACGCTTAAGGAACATCAGGAGTTCATCAGCAGTCTATTCAATGATGGCTTGTCTCTTAACACAGTAAAGCTCATCAATGGAACGTTGCACAATGCGTTAAAAAAAGCCGTTGCAATTGGTTACATTACCAAAAACCCTACCGTTGGTGTCGAGTTCAGTGCGTATGCTAAAGACAATTCCAAAGAACTTCACTTTTGGACAAAAGATCAAGTTGGATCTTTTATAGAAGCAGCTGAAGAAGATAAAGAGCCTATGTGGCTATCATTCTTTGTGACACTAATTGACTGCGGGCTTCGTGTGGGTGAAGCCATGGCTCTTCGCTGGTCGGACATTGACTTCAGTAAAAATACTTTATCAGTCAATGCAACACGAATCTATCGTGCTGAAACTGGATCAAACGCTGGCAAAATAGCGCTTGATCGTCCCAAAACATTAAGCTCTAAGAGAACCGAATACATGACCGCTCGAGTAAATGACCTTCTTCAACAACAATATGAGCGCCATTTCAGTCACGGCAATGTACAAGGTTTTCGGTTTTCTACTAGCCACAATAACGATTTTGTCTTCACCTATTCGTCTGATGCCAAGTTTGGACAACCGCTCCGATCTCGAGCAACTACCGGTGCTTTTAATCGCATCACCAATCGGGCTGGTCTTCCTCACATCCGTATCCATGATTTAAGACACACGCATGCCGTTTTAATGCGTGAGGCAGGATTAAGCCTTGATGACATCAAAGATGATCTTGGGCATAAAGACATTTCAACCACTCAAATCTATGCTGAAATCTCTCCGGCAAAAAAGAAAGAAAACCATCAACAATTCGAAAAATACCTAAATCAGTGA